TTCTTCCACCTTTCTTTTGACGATTAATCTCATAGGGTATGTTCAACGCAATTCTTCCATCGTCTTTTAATAATCTATATGCCTCACTTAACCAATTTTTGGCAAACTCAACATACTCGTTAAATTCAACATCATCCTCATGTACATCGTACGCAATTCCAACACCATAAGGTGGGGATGTTACAATTAAATCCACAGACCCTTCTGGTAATGTTTTCATTACCTCAACACAATCTCCGTTTATTATTTTTCCTGTTTCTATCATATTCTTATTTTATACTCTCTAAAAAATCCCATACTTCATTTGAAAACTCTTCATATAGGTCCCCATCCTCATCATCCGATAAGTCAACAATGTATTCATCCACACAAAAATCCACAATTATTTCGTGCACTTCACCAAGTGTTTGTTCCTCATTTTTTAACCCTTCATATTGATTTAGGATATGGTTTTTTTGTTCTTCTGTTAGTTTCATTTTTTTTAATTTAAAATCAGTACCACTAATACAATGACTACTACGATTATTGACATAATAACCGAATAACCAAAGACTTTATTGTTTCTTTCTACTTGTTCTCTAGTTCTACCTTGCCATTCGTTTGGATTCCAATCCATATTAGACATTTTTTTCTAAATTATCAATATGGTGTTGAAGATACCACATCGCTTTCTTAAGGTCCTCCAATTCTTTTTCTTTATTTTTCTTTCCTGCTCTTGAAATATACTTAACCGTATTACCCAAAGAAAATCCTAAGTCCCAAGCATCAATAACCTTGATTGCCTCGTATTCATTATTTTCTCCTCCGTAATGTTGTGGATGGTTTATTTGTTCTATTTTTGGTGGGGGACACTGACAAAGTCCGGCGCCACCACATATACATTCTTGTTCCATCATTCTTCTCTATATTCTTTTAACAATTCTTCATTTGACATTGTACCAAACTTCTGATTTAAACCTTCTGTTTTAACATTTTTAGTCATCATATGTTTAACCTCATAGATTTGTTCGGCAGTATCTAAAGATGTTACAATTTCTTTAATAATTTTATATGGATTGGCATTTGATCCAGGTCTTCTGTCCTCAACATATCCTTTCCATTCTTTTGCCGTGTCTTGTGGTACACGAATAGACGCTCCACGATCAGACACACCCCAACTGAACGTATCAATCGATTGTGTTTCAAAATCACCAGTAAGTCGTAAATCATTATTAGAACCATACGCTTTAATGTGTTCTTGGTGTCTTGACCCAAATGAATTAAATATTGATAAAAAATATTCGTATCCTCCTTTATTTCTCATTCTATCATTTGAAAAGTTGGTGTGAAGTCCTGAACCATTCCATTCACCATAAATTAATGGTTTTGGATGAAGCTCAATATGATAACCATATTTTTCAGAAATCTTATAAAGGAAATATCTACTCATCCATAAGTCATCCCCACCTTTTAATTTACCTTTTGAAAATACTTGATATTCCCATTGACCTAACGCAACTTCAGCATTTGTTCCGGTAATGTCAATTTTATGGTCTAAACACACATTTAAATGTTCTTCAACAAAATCACGACCAACCGCATTATGACCAACACCACAATAATATTTTCCTTGTCCTTCAAGTAATCTTCTATCGTGACCTAAAACATTACCTCCAGTTTCGTTATATATGAAATATTCTTGTTCAAAACCAAACCATAAATCTTCTTGTTCTTTATTAAGGGGAGCCCTATGATTTGATTTATGTGGTATATTATCAGAATCCATTACCTCACAAAACACATAAAGAACACTTTTTTCTAATGGAAAAGAATTTGATTTATAGAGTCTAACAGGTTTTAATAAACAATCTGACTTACCTGTCTCTGCCTGATTAGTTGATGACCCATCAAAATTCCATATAGGAAAATCTTCAATTTTTAAGGTCTTAATTGATTCGTATTCAACAATCTTAACTTTACTTCTAAGATTTGGCTCCGGTTTATATCCGTCGAGCCACACGTATTCTAACACAACTTTCATTCGTTTTCTATTATATATTGGATTATTTGTTCTTTTGATTTTCCTTGATTGAATAAACGATAAACGTCTCTTGAGAATTCGTCCTTGGTAAGGACAGCGTCAGCATCAAGGTATTCCATGATTCTGTCTAAGTTTTTAAGTATATTTTCTTTACAAAGAAACCTTTTGTTGAATCCCATTTTTTGCGTCTTTAATTTTTTTCACTCCATTAATGAACTCTCTAACTTTTTTACCCAATTCTGCATCGTTTGGATGTTCTTTCATTAACTCTTTAATAACTTGATATACGTCTAATTCCATAATATTTAAATTTAAACGATTAATCTCTTTTTGTCAAATTTTTGTTCTTAATTAATTTAGATTGTATCATATAATTCATCACCTTTCTTTTTGAAATTGGTAATAATGTTTCTTTAAATGGAAATTGTTCTGTATGATGAACTTTAAATACTATTAAATTTTTATGAATTTTAGGGTCATTTATATTTTTTATTAATGGTCTTTTAACTTCTAATAACTTTTCTTCAAAATTATCTTCTTCACACTCACACACTTTTTTAATAACGCATTTTGTTTCTATCACCCCTTTTTTAATTGGTTTAATCATAAACTCATAAAGATGTGTTAATCCATTATGTTTAATAAAAAATAAACCTTCTTTCGGTTCTATATTTTTTGGATTTTGTATCGGTTCTATAGAAATGGAGTCGTTAGCAACGTCCCATAACGCTTTTGCTTGATTAAAGAAGTCTTTGATTCTATCGTTTGAATATAAACACACTTTATAAATTTCAAGTATTTCTTCTTTTGTGAATAACGGTAGACTATTTGCCAATAAATCAGAAATCAATATCTCATCATCAGGATCTTTAAGCAACCTAGTAAGTGTTAAGTACTGACCCTTTTCTGTAATAAGGTTAAGACTAGCAAGGTGTAATGAAATTTGTTGAAAATTAGGATATAACTTCAAATTTTGAAGTTGTTTATCCATTTTTTGTAGAAAATCTAATAGGACGTATTGTTTGTGTTCAAAATCAATAGGTTCCTGAAATACCCAATCTGTGTTCATTAAAACTTTTAATTAAAAATAGGATATATTATATAACAGTAAATAAAATATTAATTATGTCTCATTACGTGATACCATTTATCATTCACCTTAATCTCATTATCGGCACCATCATACCCATTAAGAATTTCTCCGTAATCACTGTCTCGTAATATGTCTTCACAAACTCCATCAATATCAACAAATTCTAAAAGATATTTAGAATCAAATCCCATATCTTCTAAATAACTTGGGAAATCTCTAGAATTTTCTTCAACAAAATTATCTATCACCTCTTCAATTGTGTCCTCATCATAATCCCCTTCAGGGTCTTCTTTAATTTCTTCAATAATATCTTCTATACTTGTTATTTCCTCTTCAATTTCTTCAGTTTCTTCATCAGTTAATTCTTCATTTTCCAATTTATAATTTAACCTTTCTATTTTTTGAGTATAAATTACAACGTACTTTTCTTGTTGTTGTGAAAGTTCTTTTTCTATCCCATAAGCATCTGGGTCATTTCTTACGGCGTCTTCATGAATATCATATAACCAACTTCTGACTTGCACCATATCTAAATTATTCTCCCAAACACTTGTTCCAAAGGCTTCATAACCTAAATCTTCAATATCAGATTTAATTTTTTCATAAGCCGCTGATTCAATATCATCATCAGAATATACAACCCATTCACTTTCAAACAACGAATCACCTAACCATTCAAACATATGACTATTTCCATATCCTCCGTATTTTGTTTTATATATGAAATACTTGTCTTCTTTTACCTCTTCCCCATCTTCATTATCGTATGTTCCAATCTCCCTATTTTGGGATAAATGGTTATATAACGCTTCGGTTTCATATGAAATATCATCACCATTATTTATGTCCCATTCTTTATTTTCTCTATATTCTTGGAGTTCATTTAATTTTTCTTTTAGTATTTTTTTTCTTTCGATTTGATACATCGTACTAGCCCAATAGTTTAATCTACCCTTAACTTTATTTTTATCAAAATATGTTATATTTGTGTATCCAATATCTAAATCCCCGTCAACATAATCAATACTATCAATGTTTGATACCGTTTTATTACTACTCAAGTCTAATTTACCGGTAATTTTAATTTTCTTACCTCTATAATCAGGTAACCGTTTAATTAATGCTCCGTCACCATTAACGTATTTTAATAAATCGATATAATCTTCAGGTGCGATATCAACCCACTCTTCTGACTGTTCTAATACCATATTTTTAATAATATTTTTTATTGACATATAATATAAATACTTTCCATTTACAAATGATACTTTTATAGTTATCAAATATTTATATAACAAATAAACTTATTAAAATTTTTAATCATGGGATGCGGATGTAAAAAAGGTCAAGAAACGACACAACCACAACAACCAGCTCAAACACAACAACAACAAAATAATGAGACGGTAAAACAAGCGGTTACAAAAATTGTAGAGAAATATTACAAGAAGAAATAATAATTTTGTTTAAGTGTTTAACTTAAAATATATTTTCAATAGTATTAATAAAAATAAACACTAATAAAAACAAAATGAATTATATTGAATTCTATAATTTTTTAGATGGTAAGAATCTATGTAACATATTTGCAAACCTGATCGTAAAAGAAATTAACAATAAACTTCCTGACGCTAAAACTGATATTTCGGTAATTAACGTCAGGAATTTTTTTATTGTAAAAGGTACAACAACATATAACGAAGTAATAAACTTAGCCG